ACTTGGCGTCTGATTTATCTTGCTCCTGTGCACTAGGGTCAAACCACACTCTGTCTACAAAGTTGTGTATTTTTTCTATTGCTAAATCTTGGTCAAATGTATCATCACTGGCGTATTTTTGTACTACACGCCAGCCGTCAATGCCACTAATCACCATACCTCTAGCCGATTGACTATAAATGTGCCTACTATTACTCATTACCTCAATATTTCTTATAATACCGTCATAGGTAGCTGCAATAGCTGTAGTACCGTCACCGCCTGCTGGATTTACCTGTATATCAAAGTCTGCTTGCTCTATTTCTGATACTACTTGGTCGACAATAGGGTTACACATATCAAACGTATATCTAGGCTTATCACCATTTGCATTTGCGTTTAATCTTTCTGGCTCCCATTGTCCATCCCTTTTATCTACAAATAAGTGCGCTTCTCTAGCTTGTTCTCGTAAATCTTTTTCCGCTTCTTGTGCATCACTTAATTTATCCAACACTTTTTTATGGTCAGAATAAATACCAGTATATTTGTACTTTTTCATGCGTTACTCCAACCTGAGTAGTTAAGTTTTACCGATTGACGTTTAACAAGGTTAGGTCTGTACATAGCCATCATTAAAGAATCACCCATATTTGGTGATGGTAATTCGTAAGGCTTTTTCGCCATATCTACTTTAGACATGATTTGTATTTTGCCCATGTTATTACGTTTTAATGGAATTCTACACACTTCTGCTCGTAATTGGTCTATATTTTCTATTTTACTTGATAAAGAAATTAACTCATCAGGGTCTATATATTCACCTTTTATTGCTCGATTAGTTGCCTCAAACCTATCTCTTAACCGCCACCAGTATTGTGCTCGTTTGTTAAAAAAGGTTTCTTTGTTAGTTTTGTTTTTTGTTTTACCGCCAGCTGTGTAGGGCTTTTCGGCTTCTTCTACACTCTCTGAGCCTTTAAACATGATATATTCTATTTTTTTATCGGTTAAAGCATTATCAACTTGACGTTTTAAACTTACGCCTAATCCATCGGCATCCCATACAAAATAATCCGCATTTGCTTCTAGTGCTTTATCTATAGCCCAATCCATACCTTCTGCTGCATCACCTGTTACTTTTTCTGATACATCTAGTATTACGTTACCGTGTCTTACGGCAAAGCCTTTACTGTCTCCACCTTCATCACTAGGGTCATGGCTGGCTATAATTGCACCTTCTTGTTTTATACCTAGCTTTTCATGCGCATCAATTGCGTTATCAAACCAATCGACAGGAATAATGGTGTCATCTACCTCGTCATAGTACTCACCTTCCCATATATGCCTGTATAATGCCGTTGGCATGGTTTTTTTATCATGTATTCTTTCTTGCTCTAATACCTCTGGAAATAACTCATTATCATCGTGATTAATCCAAACTATCAAATGTAAATCATCCTCATAATAACCATTTCGTCTTAATTCTTTTTCATAGGGTTTTATAAATCTTTGACTAAAAGGGTCAACACTTGACCGTGGATTCCCTGAAAACCATATTTCTGAGTCGGCTATTCGTAATGTAGGCGTTAATGCTTTTAAACTTGTAAAACTTATGGTTTGACTTTCCTCCACCCAAAAACGCTGAAAGCCATGCATGGATTTAACACCATCTGTATTACGAGCTAACCCGCGAAATTTAAAAGCTGGCTCACCTTCGTAAAGTATTTGATTGTTAAATATTTCAAAGCCTTGCAAGTTTAATCTGTCTATTTCATCTGCAAGTATAGCTAAAACGCTATCGTCAATAGATGATTGAAATTCTCTAAAACACGCTGTTTTTATACCTTGTGTCTGTGCTGCCATTAAACAACAATCAGCAAAGGTCATAGATTTACCACTACCTCTACCGCCTATAGCTACTTTAAACCTTTTAGGCGTTTCTACCATTGGTAATAGTTTTGGCGGTATCATCATTGTAGGCATTATTTAACAAGCCTCACGAGCAACTCATCTATGTTTCGCAGGTCGTTTTTATCTACAGCATGATTTATAACTTTTAAAGGCCACCGTTTTGGCTTTTGGCGTAAAATAGTTAAACCCCATTGCCACCCTACTATCTCACATTTTTTATTATTTTTATCGTAATGTATTAAAACATATATAGTTTTTGCTTTAACAGTGCCTTGCTCTACTAAAAGTGTATCGCCTCTTGAGGATGTTTTAACATCAACAGGTATGTTTTCGATATACCCATTCATTAACAAAGGTATCTTAAAATCTTTACCTCCATCTCCTTTACTTTTAAAAGATAGGTCTGCACAAATATTGAATATTTTTGCAAAGTATTGTTCGCCTACAATACCTATTGCTGTAGTATTTTTTCCTAAGAATCTTTGAAATTTACCTGTAACACTGTGTTTTGCATCTCTTTTTTGTGCAATTACTTCTACAAAATCATTCACTGATTATTCTCAATAACCTTTGTATTGTTCATCACTTGTATTTTCCACACAAATGGTTGTTCTTCATCTCCCACAATTTCGTGCCTTTCTGTCTCTTTCCAACCCGCTTGTGTCTTTAAATAAAAGATAGCTGCACTGGTGTTACCATTTTGTGCCTGTAATACTAAATTATTAGCCACACTTGCTATCGCTTCACCTTTTGCTTTTTTATACAGTGTAAAAACTTCCTCATCTCGTTCCATTAGGTTGAAAAATGTTTTACGGCTTATTTTTAGCACACCTGCTAATTGCTCTACAGTGAGGTAAGGCGCTAACTTACCAATAGTATCTAATTGGTCATTAGTTAATCGTATCGGAGGCCTACCGCCACCCTCGCCTTGCTTACCTTTTTTCATTATTCCTACTTCCTATAATCGGCTGATATAACTTGCGGACAGGTATATTTCCATTTAACCATGTGATGCAATCGTTTATTTGATACACCCATTTCGTTAATTTTTACACAGGATGGCGAATACATAACACTATAGAAACTTTTTATATAGGTTCCTAAATCTAAATATATGTCTGTTAAACCTCCCGAATTAGCTTGGGTTTGTATTTGTTCTAACCGTATTCTAGGTACAGTTATAAATAAATCGCCTTTGTTGCCTAGCTCTGTATACGCATTTACATCTTCGTTTATTCTACCTGCAAATTTAAAAGGTCTATCGGTACTACAAAAAAAGCTATTCATTACCTTACGACTAAATTTTCCCTCTCTTTCTAAACTTGCTACTTTAGAGCCTTCACCGCCTATAAAATCACCACCTTGCGACATGGCAATCGTTTTAGCACCACTATCTATATAAAATTCGAGCATATATTCAATAATGTTATCCAAATTTTTAATTAATATGCTGCGCGTTATGTAATTACGGTAATTATCGAAGGTATATCTAAAAGCACTATAATCGTCATCTAATTGTAAAAAATATTTATACCCTAATTCTTTTGCAACAACAAAATTATAGTTTCTGGCATATACCACCGAATTACGTTTTTTAAAATTATCACCACTATCCGTAATATCTATGGCTTTTTGCTTGTCAAATATGAATACTTCGTCACCATATTTACGCTTATAATCATTAATTTGTGCATCTTCGTTATCTATCAATAAAATTATTTTACCTGTATATCCTTGTTTTCTCAGCGTATTATACGTTATGACATTATCAGCCCTGCCGTGCGTTAATATAAAAGCTGCAAAATCATCCCTCATCTGGATAATCCTTTGTATATTGGTCGCTAATTTTATCGCTTAATCTTACGTAACCTTGCTCAATGGCTTTATCAAAATCAATAATGACCAACGCACTATTTTCCATTAGTTCTTGTATGTCTTTATTACTATGAGCATAAAAATTGGCAATATTTTCAAAATGAAAACTTACGTGTCTGTAAGCTGCCGCTGTTAAAAATATTTTTTCCTCTGCGCTTATATCTGCACCATTAATTTGTTGCAATAATTCTTGGCATTTGGCTATATCATATAATTCACCAATTTCTGGTTTTTCGTCTGTAGGTTCATATACTGGTATATCGACCTTTTTTGTGTATTTATTTTCATCTGTAATTTTTTCTAATTCTTTTAAATCGAAACCAGTTAACGAAATATCGAAATCTAATTCTTGTAATCGCAATAACTCCAGTTGTAATTTATCTTCATCCCATCCTGCATTTAGAGCCAGTTTGTTATCCGCTATAACATAAGCTGCTTTTTGTTCGTCTGATAAATTTTCTAACGTAATTGTAGGCACTTCTTCAATATTAAGCATTTTAGCCGCCTCGATGCGCCCATGACCTGCTATTACACCATCGTTTTCATCTACGAGAATAGGATTTGTAAATCCAAATTCTTCAATAGAATCAGCTATTTGCTTGATTTGTTTATTAGTATGCGTGCGTGAGTTGTTACTGTAGGGTGTGAGCGTATTAATAGCTCGGTAAGTTAGTTCTAGCATAATGCCCTCCGTAAAGGTAGTGACATTATGCCATCACTTATATTTAAACGTCTAGCTAATACATTAATTTTGGTTTCCAATGTTTAGAACGTATGACCCTAGCGCCTTCTCTTTTATCGCCTCTGTAGAATACTTTACCTTCTTTTTCTAATTCTTTAGGCCTAGACGATATGCTACCGCCTGTCAATTCTGGGCATTTACGTTGCATTTCTTTAGCGGTAATTCCTATTTCGCCAGCTTCTTGTATCATCGTTAATACTTTCTGACGCAAATTAGCCACTGGTGCTATTATTGCTGCTTGTCGGCTTGTTTCAGGGTCTGTCGTTCTAAATATTTTATTAAATGCTTCTGTTTTGTAATAGCTCATAATTTTTCCTATTTAGTTTATTAAAGGTTTAAATTTGCTAACTCATCTAATTTTTTATTATTTTTTTCTATTTCTTCTAATGTTAGGTGAAATGTCCTAATCAATTCTTCGGCTCCTAACATGATTATTTGCTTATTATATTTCGGGTTATGTTTGCGCCATTTACTAACTAAGCACACTAACAGCGGTGTGTGTGGCATGTAGCCATGATTTTCTGCACTAAAGAATTTGTCATATTTGCCATTTTTGAATTTATCTCTGGCCTCTGGCGATTTTTTACCTAATATGACTTCGTTAATAACAACTGAAAAAACTACTATAGGATGTATATTTTTTATTTTTCCATCCTTAAACAAACTATGTGTAACTGTTTCAAATAGCTGATAAATTTCTGGGTTTTCATTATCAAACTTATGCCATTTTG